GTAAATTTACATTGTATCCACAAGGTGGTTTTGATGGATGGGATATCTATAGAGAATATAGAACAAATAGTGACACATTCGCATTAGGACAAGTAGGTTTCAAATATGGCGCAGCACCTTCAGTTACTTACCCAACAGCATCAGGATGGGGAGCATTTAAACAAATTTCAGGACCAAACCAAGAGACTTGGGCTAATACAGATTATTACGCATACAAAATGGGACAAAGTTCATTTGCTAACCCTGAGTCTGTTAACATTAACGTATTTGCAACTCCAGGTATTGATTATGTAAATAACTCAAACTTAGTTGAGGATGCGATAGATATGATTGAAACGGATAGAGCGGATTCAATTTATATTTGTACTACACCTGACTTTAATTTATTCTTACCATTTTATGGTGATATTGAGGAAGGATTAATATATCCTCAAGAAACTGTAGATAACTTAGAAAGTACGGGTATTGATTCTAACTACACTGCAACTTACTACCCTTGGGTATTGACAAGAGACAGTGTTAACAACACCCAACTTTATTTACCACCAACAGGTGAGGTTGTTAAAAACTTGGCGTTGACTGATAATATCGCATTCCCTTGGTTCGCATCTGCGGGTTACACAAGAGGTTTAGTTAATTCAATCAGAGCACGTAAAAAATTAACACAAGAAGATAGAGATACTTTATATAAAGGTAGAATTAACCCAATCGCCACTTTCTCTGATGTTGGTACGGTAATTTGGGGTAACAAGACGATGCAAGTTAAAGAATCTGCACTTGACAGAATTAACGTTAGAAGATTGTTATTACAAGCACGTAAGTTGATTTCAGCGGTGGCAATTAGATTATTGTTCGAACAAAATGATGATAAAGTTAGACAACAATTCTTAGATTCTGTTAACCCAATATTGGATTCAATCAGAAGAGATAGAGGTTTAATTGACTTTAGAGTTACCGTTTCTAACACACCTGAAGATTTAGATTCAAATACTTTAACAGGTAAAATCTTCTTGAAACCAACAAGAGCGTTAGAATATATCGATATCGAATTTGTAATCACACCAACAGGAGCTTCGTTTGATGACTTATAATAAAAACAAAAAATAAAGAATGGGGAGTAGAAATATTCCCCATTTGTATATTTATATAAAAAAAGATTATGAAAATAGAAAAAAAATTAATCAAAGAGAGTGTTGGTATTAATAAAAAAGAAATGGAAACATTTTCAAGTAAAAAACAAAACATCGTGATTACCGAATCACAATTAGAAAAACTATTGAAAACTCTTAAAAAATAATGAAATACACTAAAGAAATATATAAGTACGTATTTAGTCAAAAATTAAATGAGGGGTTTAACGATGTGGGTAGACCCGATTTAAAATACTACGCTTTTGATTGGGATGATAATATTGTATTTATGCCAACAAAAATTATGGTTATGTCTGAAAACGAGGAAGAGGTTCCTATGTCCACTGAAGATTTTGCGGAACACAGACATCAGTTAGGTGTTGAACCATTTTCATATAAAGGTACGACTGTTGTTGGATATGCTCCTAACCCATTTAGATATTTTTCAGTACAAGGAGATAAGAACTTCATTGTAGATTCAATGATTGCAAGTCCTGGACCTTCGTGGAATGATTTTGTTGAATGTGTGAATGGAGGTTCCATTTTTGCAATTATTACAGCAAGAGGACATACACCTGAAGTTTTAAAAGAGGCGGTGTTTAATTACATTGTTTCTAACCACAATGGGTTAAACTCAAAAACTTTAGTTGAAAATTTAAAAAGATATAGAAATTTAAATACTGAAGAAGTATTTGAGTCGGTACAAGATTTACAATTTCAAGATAAAGATTTGATACAGGAGTATCTTGATTTATGTAAATACGAACCTGTAACTTATGGTGAGGGTAACGCATCGAATCCTGAAGAGGGAAAAATTAAAGCAATGAGGAGTTTTATAACTTATTGTAGACAAATGGCTCAGGAGGTTGCAAATACATCAGGATATAAAGGGAACCCAATGTTTAAAGACGACGTTTCCAATAATGAGGTTTTACCTGTTATCGGTTTTTCAGATGACGACTTAAAAAATGTAGAGAAAATGAATGACTTTTTAGAAAAAGAATATCCAGAAAAACCAGTAGATATATATTTAACTAAAGGAGGAGAAAAAATTAAATATAATTAATAATTATTATAATATCTAGTCTAGTAGAAGAATAATTTTTATCCGGAACAAAGTAAATAGAAAAAAAATAAATAAGACGATATTTATAATTAAATAAATAAAATAAATAAAAAAATAGACAATGGCTGATTTATTAATGAAAATGCCCTTTCAGTACGAACCTAAAAAAAGTAATAGGTTTATATTGAGTTTCCCTTCTTCTTTGGGGATTAATTCTTGGTATGTTGAAAAAGCATCTAGGCCAAGTATTAAAATAGATACAAAAGAAATTAAATTTTTAAATACTCAAACGTATGTTGCGGGATTCTTTAATTGGGAATCAATTGCGGTGACTTTAAGAGACCCAATCGGTCCTTCAGCATCTCAGGCAGTTATGGAGTGGGTTCGTTTGCATGCGGAGTCTGTAACAGGACGTATGGGTTATGCTGCGGGTTACAAAAAAGACGTGGATTTAGAAATGTTAGACCCAACAGGAGTTGCGGTTGAAAAGTGGATTCTACAAGGATGTAGTATTACTGATGTTAAATTCAACAGTGTTGGATATGATAGTAGTGATATTATGAAAATTGATATGACATTACAGCCTGATCGTTGTATATTAGTATACTAATAATTTTTTTCAAAAACAAATAAACCCATCTATTAAGGTGGGTTTTTTATTTACAATAACTTTCTTCAGTTTATTTTTAAAATAAAAATTATTATGGATAATGCTTTAGATTACGGACAACAACAATTTAATTTACCACACGATGTTGTAAAACTACCTTCTCGTGGAATTTATTACACACCAAAAAAAGAATCTCTTAAGGTTGGGTATTTAACTGCCTCGGATGAAAACGTATTAATGTCACCTAATAACACTAAAGATGGGGTTATTAAAACATTATTAAGAAGTAAAATATATGAACACGGGTTTGATATTAGTCAAATGATTAATGTTGACGTTCAGGCTGTTTTGATATTTTTAAGAAATACTGCATTCGGTTCGGAATACGAATTCACAATAAGAGATCCAAAAACTAATATCAACTTTGATACAACAATTTTACTTGATGAGATAAATTATTTATCACCTAAACACTTACCAAATGAGGAGGGTTTATTTGATTACGAATTACCAAAAAGTAAAAAGAAGGTAAAATTAAAAATTTTAAGTTTAGGGGAAGAAGGTGAACTTGATTCATTAGTTGAACAATACCCTAAAGGTATGACGGCACCTGTTATTACAAAAAGATTGGAAAAACATATAGTGGAATTGGATGGGAATAGAGATAAGGGGGTTATTGCAACATTCATCAACCAAATGCCAATATCAGACTCAAAAGATTTAAGAAAATACATTTTAGATTGTGAACCTAAAATGGATTTAGATAGAAAAGTTATAGCCCCGTCTGGAGAAGAGGTCACCATTGGTGTTACCTTTGGGGTTGAATTTTTTCGGCCTTTCTTTTAATCACAAAAAAAATTTAATGGATGAATTTTATTATTTAATAAAATTTGCAAACTTCTCATATTCAGACGTAAGTTCTATGCCTACGTTTGAAAGAAGGTATTTTATTGACAAACTAATCAAGGAATACGAAAAAAATCAAGAATAACCTATTTATACTATAAAGAAAAACTATGTGGTTATTTACTACGGAACCTGATGAATTTGCAGCAAAGGGGATGACATTTGATGAAATGACAGCCGGGCTTAAAGCCGCTATGGAGGCAGGAATTGATCCTTTCAAAGCGGCATTTGAGACATTAACTGGAATGGAGGCTATCGCAAAAACACTACAAAGAACTATTGGTAGTGGTATTGTTGGAGGTGCAGATGCGTTTAGAGAAAAAATGACAAGAATATATTTTGCAACTCAAGATATAGGTGCGAGTTTTGAAGACGTAGGTAGTGTAATGACTGGGTTATATGAAGGGTTAGGTAGAATGGTTGAGCCTTCAGAAAAAGTAACACAACAAATGGTGGAATTACACCAAGCAACAGGAATGGAAGCTAAGGTGTTAGGTGGATTAGTTTCTGATTTTATGAGATTAACTTTTTCACAAGAAAAAAGTGGGGAGTTAATTAATAAAATTACAGATTCAGCAAGAAAAGGTGGTGTAAGTGTTAATGCCGCGTTATTGTCATTTCAAAAAAACTTTAGACAAGTAGAAGCATATGGGTTTAAAAATGGTGTTGATGGGTTAAATAAGATGAATACTCAAGCATTACAATTAAGAACCACAGTTGAAGAGATTGGTGCGGCACAACTTGGACAAACTTTTTGGGATCCTGAAAAATCAATTGAGGCTGCCGCTGGAATGTCAATGCTTGGCGGATCAATATCAAGTTTAATGAACCCATTTCAGTTAATGAATATGGGGGCAAATAATGTTGAAAAATTACAAGAGGAATTAATTAATTTATCAGCATCTGCATATAAAATAAATGAAACAACAGGTGAAGTTGAAACTAATTTTATAGCGCAACAAAGATTAAAGTCTCAGTTAGATACTTTAGGTAAAGGTGGTGAATATGAGAAGTTTATTAATTTAGGTAAAGAGGCTGCAAAACAAAAAACAATATTAAATGAAATAACTAAAAGTAATTTATCAGAATTATACGAAGGTGAAGGTAAATTATTTAGTGAAGAAGAACAAGGGTTAATATCCTCTTTAAGTGAAATAGGTAAAGATGGAAAAATCAGCTTAAATATTCCGGGATTTGGGGATTTTGGAGATTTAAAATCTACACTATCGACCCAACCTGAAGCAATTAAAAACGCATTAGAAAAATACCAAGCACTTGCTAATAAGGATGAAAAGGACATTGCGGCTGAGGGATTAACCGTTGCTGAAAATCAAGCAATTGATGTAAGGGTTATTAGGGAAACTATGGTTAGAAATATTGGTGAAACTAAAAGACAAGAAACATTAAACGCAGTTAAGGGAATACAAAATACAGGTGCTCAGACATTTCAAGGGGTGACAACAACCGTTGCGGCCACAATACCTGACATTGCAACATATTTAAAGACACAGGCTGACATATATAACGATCAAGTAAGAACTAATCCGCCAGTACCGGTTAACCCTACGTACCCTGATGGGTTTTTTGACGAAGGAACTAAAACATTAAGAATGGGTAAAGGTGAAATGTTTAATTTTATAAAAGAGGATCAAGCGATTTTTGCCCCTGACTTAGATGAAAAATTAGGAATTTTAAAATCTTCATATATGAAAATGAAAGAATTTGAAAATTCAGGATTAAATCAAATAGCACCAAAAGAACTACCTGAAGTAAAATTACCAAGAACCGAATCAACACAAAAAACCGAAGTCACTGAAACAAAAGTACAAAAAATTGAGGGCTCAGGTAGCGTAAACATAAATGTTAACATTACAAGTAGTGGTAATTTAGCTGACACACTTATCAATGACAGAAGATTTAAAAACGATTTAGAAAAAGAAATTCTATACGTTATTAAAAACAAAGACTTGTTAATGGTGAAAAAACCATAATAAAATCTATTTATAAATAAAATTAATAGATGGAAAGTCCATTATCATTTGATTCTACAGAAAACTTTAGAAAAAAATTATTGCTTAAAAATTTAAAACCATATAAGGTTGATGGGTTTTACGTAAGTAATGATGCTAGTAAGAATACTGAAATTGTTTTAATTGATTATTCCGTAATCGATGAACAAACCGTTGACGTTGAAGCAAAACTACAAGAACCAAAACTTATTGGGTTAAATAAGTACACACCAATTGGAGGAACCTTTGGTGAGTTAGTATCTATTAACTTAAATTTTAATAGTGAAACTAACTTTGGAAATTATACCTACATTCAATCAGAAGGATCAAAACTTCAAAATTTTGGTAGAATAAAAGAACTTGAACTTATTGTTCAAAACCAATATGGTCCTGAAGGACAACAAAGTAAAACAACAGTAACCCCTAATTTAAATTTTCAAACTAAAGCTAATGAGGGTAATTACGGATATCCTGATAGTATTGGTAGTGATGTAGAATTAGAAGGTGACAAACAAGAAAAACTCTTAAGGATTTTAAATAAGTATTCACCTAGTAACATACAAAATGGTTATGGGGATTCTGTTTTATTTCCATTATTAACTATTGGTTCTAATCAAGGGGACTATCAGTATGTTTCTAATGGTCCTAATTTAACAACAATACAATCACAAGATAACGCATATACATCAAACCTATACGGACCAAATGGTGGATTTGATGATATGATTAACCCTAATTTAAATTATCAAACACAAGCAAATAAGGGACAATATAGTTTTGGCGCATCATCACCAAATAGAACTACAGAACAATCTCAGATAGTATCATACTTGGCTAATATATTTGGACCTGAAAACCAACCTAATGGTTTTGGTTTAATGATTAACCCAAATTTAAATTTTCAAACACAGGCAAATCAAGGAGAATTTAATTATGAAACCTCATCACCTAATAGGACAACAGAACAATCACAGACGTTTTTATACGCTAAAAATAAATATAATAATGGTGATGGTACTTATGAGGTTTTAAGTATTGATGATTTGGCGTTTGAAAACATTAACGAACCATATTACAATAGTGATACTACTTTTGTTTTTCAACCATCTGACTACACACCAATCAGCATATTAAGTCAAGATAATATTGATAATATTGTTGGTAGTGAAGGTTCATTAAGTCAAGATTCTGATTTGGCAAAATTAGGTGCTAAACAATTACAAAAAGAATTTAAAGCAAGAGTTGCCTTTGAATTACTACAACAAACATTAGGAAGATCAACATTAAGTAATACGACTATTGATGTTAATACTGGCGGGGTGTCAATCCAACCTAATAATGATCCTTTTGATAGTTTAGGTGTTTTAATGAATCAAATACCTGTAATACAAAGAGATTTCAAAATTACATCTACAGGGGGCATTATTGGGGATTCTCTTGGTTTTGTATCGAGACTTGCTGGACTTTATTCACCATATTCACTAATACCTGGTGAGTATTTTGATTACCCTGCAAAAAATTTATTATCACAAGTCGCTAGTAACCCTATTGGTACAGTTGCTGGTGTGGTTACAAATTTAGCAACAAAAATATTAAGTTTAAATATTGATTCCGGATCGGAAAGGTTATTGGCTAATACGTCAAACGCGACTAAAAGTTTATTATTTGATATGTTGTGGTATAACCAATATAGACCTAAATATAAATTAGACTCATTATTAAGCCCTAATTTAAGTGCTCCAAACGCTAACTTTTATGTTGGTAACGATAAGAACTATTTTAAAAATGTAGTGAGCCCCGTTACTGATTTACCAAAAGATAGGGACGGTAATCCCTCTATTGGTCCTGTTTACGATTATGGTAGAATAGGGAGAGACTATGAAGGTGAGGGGGTTAATAAAAAACTATTTGGATTAAACGCTAAACCATTTTATGATAGTGTTGGAATTCAAGGGGGGTTTACTTGGACAGCTAAAAAGAACTATTTGGATCCGGGTAGATTTGTTGGTCCTAAAAATGATAAAACAGGAGGGGCTACTAATTTTACAATCGATAGTGTGTTCTCAAGCGGATTTGAAAGTACGTTTAATGAGACAAAATCTTCAGGGATTGAGTTTACTCCTGGTTCCATATTAGATGTCACACAAAGATTAGTTGAAGCGGGAAGTGCCGCATCATCAAGTAAATTGGAACACGTAGGAAATGCTATTAATCAAATTTCTAAAGTATTTAACGACGGTTATGTTGAAACAACTAAAGGATCAAGGGTTAGAAGATACCTAACACCAACCGCTGCAGGACAAACGAAAGGAAACGAAGTAAAAAGTGTTGTTGGGTATGAATACTGTAGACTATTCACTAAGGATAGACCATATTATTCATTTAATGAACTTCAAAAAACCGAGGGGAACATAAGAAAATATAAAAGTTCTGTTTTTGATAATACATTTAATTTGAACATTGCCCCAATGCACAGTACTAATGGGGTTGATTCAACAAACATCATCAACGGGAAGGCTAAAAAATATATGTTCTCTATTGAGAACTTAGCTTGGAGAACATCTAATCGACCTGGGTTTAGAGTGGAGGATTTACCTGCATGTGAAATTGGACCTAATGGGGGTAGAATTATGTGGTTTCCACCTTATGATTTAAGTTTTGACGAAAGTATAAATACCACTTGGCAAGATAATGTTTTTTTAGGTAGAACAGAGCCCGTATATACATACTCCAATACAAGACGTTCAGGTAGTATTAAATTTAAAATAGTTGTTGATCACCCATCAATAATGAACGTATTAGTTAATAAAGAATTAGAAAAGGCTGATGAATCTGAAGCGACAAAAGTTATTGATTCATTATTTGCTGGATGCGTTAAATACGATTTAGTTGACTTACTTAAAAAGTACCCAATGTTTAGTTACAGTGATATATACCAAGTTATTGAATCACTAAGAACTGTAGAACAAATCAAAGATTTTTCAAGTGAGTTACCACAAAGTGTACCTACAGGAGAACAGGTTATAGAAGAAAATGCTACTTTAGATGAATCAACAAATACTGATACCCAATCTTTGATTGACGAACTTAACAATAAAGACGGTAATGGTCAATTTGAAGAAATAATATTACTTTTCCCACAGGCAATACCTGAAGGTACGGGGACGGAAAGTGATGATAAATATGAGACGTACTTTAACCAATTAAAAGGATTACAGAGCAATTATGTGTCCGCATTAAAAGTGGATCCAACAACCGCTCCTGATGGATATTATATAAAATATTCAAATACCGCAACAAAACAAGCGACATTACCTAATAATCCACCTATTGCTGAAATTGCTGGCGAATGGATTATTGCAAAACCATCTGCAACGAATACTTTATTTAGTGAGATAGATACTGAGTATTCAGATTTTGGAACATTTCAAGAAAAAGTTTTAAAGGCATTAAAAAGTGGTGCTGAAGTTCAATTTTCATTAATCGCATCTGCAAATGCTAACGGAGGGGTTGACTATAATGAGAAACTTTCCCAAAGAAGAATGGATTCGGTTTATAAACAAATTATGGATTATTCGGATGGAGAAAAAAGTATAAAAGACTTTATTGATTCCACACCTAAAAAACTTATTATAAATAAAAAATCCGAGGGTAAAAGATCACAACTAAAAACTGAACAATATTCAAATGTAGACTGTTCTAAAGCGTTCAAAAACGCTTCGGAAGACGGGGTAGGTTCTGTTCAAGCAATGTTATGTAGACGAGTTTCTATTAGTGAATTAGTTGTTAAGGGGGGTGAAAGTGCTCCTGAAGACAAAAAACCAAACGAACTTGCCGCAACTGAAGGACA